TAGGGACGAACGCGAACTCATCGAGGAAGAGGATATTGAACGACATGCCTCGGACAGCACTCGCAGATGTAGAAGCTGCCAATATCTTACTGCCATTTTCTAACTCTATGTTTCCTTTGTTCCATGCTATAATACCTTGTTGCATCCATTTTGGCAAGTTTTCGTAAGCAGTTGCTAATCTTCCTAACAATTCTCTAGCAGTTGCTGCTTTGTTAGCAAGAATGCCAATGTTGACGCTATCATTAAAGATAAGATAATGTAATAGATAAGAAACCACAGTGGTAGACTTACCAGTCTGTCTTGGCATCTTGCAAATATTGAATCTATTTTTATGGAAATTGTTAATTAACTTCTCTTGGAAGTGATATGGACTGAATGGAACAAGACCTTCGTCCAGTGAAACAATCTTCACATAATTATTTGCAAAATACACAGGATCATCTTTACACTTAATGAATTCTAAAACTTGTTCCTGTGTAAACTCAATAGGCGTATTTGCCTTTTTTAGATTCGGATTGCCAAGGTATACATTATCACTCATGATTTAAATTTCTGATATCTGTAAAATAGTTTCTTGTGTTTTTAAGTACAGTTTGACGTATGCTTTAGCAATAGTCCTAAGAGTGTCTATAGATTCACATCCATCAATTTCTCTTGATAATTTTTCATATTCAAAAATCTTGCACAGTTTATCTAGAGAGATGCTGTCTGGGTTCATTTTGTACTCCTGCAAAAAGCAAAGGTTGGGTTGGATCCCTTAGGACTGGATTATAGTACAAGACCTTTGCTCCTGGGTAAACCTTTACGATTTCTCCCAAAACCTCAGATTTAGATGGCCTTCCAAACTTAGGGAAAAACATTTGAGTTGTAATTGACTTACCCCTCCAGTTTAAAAGTATACTATAAGTCTTTCCTCTTTCCTGTATCCTAAGATATGATTCTTTTACGTTAGCAGACTTTTTGGGAGTTGACGGAACAACTTTTCCTCCACCATGCTTCTTTACTAATTTTTTAAGTAGGTTGTCTGGACCACCATATTTTGATGCATCAACTGCTTCCGTTGCAACATTCTTTGCCTTACCCTTTCTATCTGGGTTTGGATCTTGACGATTCTTACGTTCAAATGCTCTTTGCTCTTCTTCATCATCAAGATTACGCTTCATTTTTGAAGAACCACACTTTGGTTTTGTGGTTTGTCCTGGTTGTTTTGCACAGGGTTTTCCTGCGTGTTTACCACCAAGTTGAACCCAACCAGGGGTGCCATCAGAAGCGCGACTCTTAGTAAACCAGTCACGCAAAGAACTATCACCACTCTTCGTTTCTTCGTTTGTAACATAATCTGCTGCCGTATCAATGTAATCTGCTGCTTTGGTAATCTTTGATTGTACCCATGCCTGAAGATTTCCTTCACCTTTTTTGCCCATCTTTTTTTGAAGACGTTTTACTGCATTGGTTACAGTCTTCAGTTCTGAACGAGCCATTGAATACTCATGATCTTTCTCTTTTGCTTCTCCAATACTCTTTTTCTTTCCTTGGCAATGAGCACGCTGAGAGAATCCTTTTGGATTATCACAGTTGATTGACTTTTTATACTTGTCTGACCACTTCTCTGTGATTGTTTTATTGTTCAGTAGATAATTCTTGCTTTTCTTTCTTGGTGTTTCAATAACTTCTGGACACTCTTTTGTGCCATGAACTGGACACTTCTCCCCTTCTTTGTTGTGAGAGCATGTAGTCGCTTCTATAACGTCTCTTTGCCAGTCCGTAAACTTTTTCATTCTTTGCTAAATCCTTGCTTTAGGAGTTTCTGTAGTTCTGCGGTTGATCCAACAAACAATGCATTATTAACAGTAGTTGGAGTATTCTTCTCTTCTTTATTTAGATCCTTCATCTTCTGCTGAAGATCAATTAACTTATCTGTTACGTCACCAACACTTTTGATCAATTGTCCAACAACTTCATAAGATCTTGGTTGTTGACCTTCTTCTGCTAGTTCAAGGATACCATTAATTGCCTCTTGCCCCTTTTCAATCAAAGAGTAAAGATTTCCTCTTGTGTATTCGTAGTCAGTAACCGAGTCACTTTTTTTCTGAATCTCTGCTAACTGCTTCTTAGTTTCTTTCACCACTTCATTAGCAGTGACCTCTACATCTAAGGATTGACTTATCTTTTCAAATTTTTCACTCATACATCTACTCCCTTAGTCGTACTATAAGATCTTCCATCACCAAAATCATAACGAGTTTCACTGAACCCAAAGTCGTCTCCAACTTCAATTAGTGCATCATCATCACTATTGACTGCATCAATTGCAGTTCCTTGGATGTGGGAATCACTAATTGATCCATCTTCAGCCCTTCTAACAGTTATCGTTTCATTGTCAATTTCCTTGATATACATTAATTCGTTTTGAATTGCGATGTAACTGTCTACTGCAAGACTTGAAGCATTTGTGACTTGGAACTTAGTCACAGTGCTATTGATGTCTTCTGCAAGAGTAGTTGCTGCATCATCATTATAATCTTTAATTGCTCTTGGTTCAGCAACGTATCTAAGTTCTCTCTTTGCAGTTGCTTTATCTGTACTGGTGTGGTAATCAATTTGTACCTTTTTGATGAGTCCTTCTGAACTATCGGCAATAGGACCAAACAGATATGTCTTTGCAGTAAAGTCTAAAGTATGAATAATGACCCTCTTTTCATCGTAACCAGACTCGTAATTATCATCAAAGGAAACAGAATCAAGAACCATTGGGATATCTCTCTTTTCTCCAATTGATTCTACTAAATCAACACTCACATTAAATGATGGTTGGAAAATTGGGAGAATCTGTTCTATAATTTGCAGTGCATCTTCATTATATTGTGACATGATTGAAAGTCTGAATCCCAAATTATATGGGACTGGCATAAAGACTTTCTTTGCAAGTTTTGTCCCATCTTTTGTAAAAGTTTTAAAAGTTTGCATTGTTGCAACCTTTCTAGTATTATCATATTGAATACTAGATAATTCAAATGCTAATCTGGGAAGAGTAATAGCAACTCTTTTTCTGATATCTGGTTTCTGCTCAAGTCTTGCCAGGAACTTTTCAATTGGTCCATATGCAATAGGAACTTTCATAGTAGAATAAGCAGACCCATCTTGCTTTTTATGGCGGATCTCAATCGTGTTGAAGAGAGTGCCAAAAGCAATGATTGTCTTTCTTATAATCTCGTGATAGTGATATGTTCCTAACATGATATTGTGTCAGTGTATACTAACTATTTAGAATTCGCCAAATGGGTTCTTTTCGGTGAAATCCAAAATTGCATCTGATTCTGATTCTACTTCTATATTTTCTGCAAAAGTATCATATTCATCTTGAGTTGAAATGCTCTTGATGGTATAACTTGCATCAGAACCATTTTGAGTTGTTCCAATACCAACTAATACTTCACCAAGTGCAAAGTTACCAGAAACAGTGGTGACCTTGAGTATTGATACATCAGAATCCCATTCTGCAACGTATGCTGTTGTGCCAGTAGAGACTCCTCTGACTAACTCTTTGAAGAGATAATCTCCAGTTCCAATTCCACCAGTGTTTGGTGAAGAAATACTAATAGTAGGTGCAAGTGTATATCCTGCGCCAGCATTTGTGAATCTAATTGCGCTTACTTCACCGAGAGTATTGACCACTGCAGATGCAGATGCATTTATACCACCAGAAGGTGCAGTACTGATTGATACGACTGGAGTTGTACCATAACCACCACCACCATCGTTGATTGTGATTGCACCCAAGGAACCTTCATTGATAATTGCTGTTGCAGCTGCACCAGTTCCGAACGCATTTTGACTACGAATAGTAATTATTGGTGCTTCAGTGTAACCAAATCCAGGGTTTGTAATTTCAATTCTATCAATGGATGACCCAACCTGACCAGTTCTACTGGTCATGATCGCAACAGCAGTAGCATTGATGCCCGTAGATGGTGCAGTTGCGATTCCGATTAGTGGTGGAACCGTATAACCTGTTCCATCATTAATCAAATCAATTGCAGATACAGATTTTCCAGTCTGCAGCACACTCAATGTCTTTGCAAGTTGTACGTCTACAGATGCTGTTGACGCTTCAGCACCAACAAGGGTCAACTTCGTAATATAACCAAAATCAACTACAGATTCATCTACTTCTTCAATGCTTGTGTCAATATTATCATCAAGAGCATAATCCATTACCTCACAACTCAACTGATACACATATAGATTGTTTAGTTGATAAAATGGTTTTTTACCCTCAACATACTTGATCTCAAACATTGTATTGTCAAGTGGGAAATATATTAAATCTCCTTCTTGTGGTCTAGTTGATAATTGAATGTCTGATTGGTTTATAAGAAATGGCGAAATGAAATCTTCATATCTTTCTTTTGAAATAATGAAGGTAACAGCATCAGTCGTCTGTACACCAAATTTTGATAGAATATCTCCACTACCCTCAAAACCTTGGTAGTTGAGAAGATATGCCTCCATTCTGAATGAATCATCAAATGTTGATGCTACAACTTCTCTTAGAATGGTCTTCTTGTTGACCATTTTTCTGGGAAGATAAACTACATCTTGCCCATAAATTTTTAATTGCTCATTGATTAGGTCTTGTACTAATCTTTGTTCGCTTTGTGACCCTTGAAGGAAATATGAGTTGAGTGGCATAACTTCATCCTATCATGTCAAGAGGTGGCATTTCGTATGTATCTCTGAGTTCCTGTTCTAACTCTTCAACTTCTCTGATTGCATCATCATAAATTTGTCTTCCATTGAGTTGAACTCCACCTGGAAGCATAACACCTTGGAATTTAATTAAGTTTTGTCCCCACTGCCTCTTAATCAAGGCTGTAAGATATTTTTTCAACCACCAGTCGTTGTATACTTTATCTGCTTCTAATGGATCTACAAGTCTATAACAGTCAAGAACGATGTAAGTGTCTGAACTAAAACTTGCATAGTCAATGTCAAGGTATAATCTATGTCTCTTCTTATTGAAACGTAACTGTACATCTGGAGTGATCAATCTGCTGAGATCTTCCAGATACGTTTTTGTCATTGCATAATTTAAAAGATCAAGTGCTCCATAATAGTAAAGGTCATTGAGGAATAATTGATATTTCAAATTGAACAACCCACTAGAGATTGTGCTATTGTCCATCTTGAAGACTTGATTGACTCCAAGAACATAATCTGGTAGTTGTAAAAAGTTTGTGTTCTGATCCCAAGTTACTGTTGTAATACCAACTGTTGATGTTGCAGTAGTGGTTGTTATGCCAGTTTTGAGTGTATTTTTTTCTGCTTCTGTAATCTGGTGCTTCAGGAATACCCTTTCAATACCATCAAAGTGATATTCCTGAAAATGCTGAATTGCATCATCAACGAGATCATCAATCTGATCATCATCCACGTTAATTTCCAAAACAGGATATCCAAGTCTCCTTAGACAATAATCAATTAAACCTTGTCTAGTTGTTGGTTGACTCATTCTTCGATACCTGCTTCCTGATATTTATTTGGACCAATGTTATCAAGTTGGGTTTTCAACTCATCGTAATCTCTTTGTAGAGATTCGTATTTGGATTCTAGAAGAATATTTTGATTAATTAGAGATGAAAGTTTAGAATGATAATTCTTGATCAAAATATTCACATCAACTTCACTATTCATAAGTCT